CAGCGGTGTGGGGTTGGATGGCGCGCACGTTGATTGTGCTGCCGGCCTGACCCGCCCCGTCTAAGACAGGCGATCCGGCGACTTTCTGCCGCTCGTCGAGCAGCGGATACGGAACGCGCAGGCCCTGCTCCTTCGCCCGGATCAGCCGCGACACGAAGATGCGGCCTTCGTCAGCCGAGGCGAGCGGCGGGTAGCTGAGAGCGACCCGGTAGCGCGAACCCAGCCGGGAGATTTTCTGAATGGGACCGCCGAGCACAGGTCGGAGAATGCCGCCGAAGTCGAGCAGCGCGGGCGACGCCCCATTCGGCGCCGGGAATGGAGGAAGTTCGATCATGCGAGAGACTGCCGTCCCCGGATTGCCGACGTGCGCTGCACGCCTGCCATGCCCTGCGCCGTCGCCGACGCGGCGATCGGCGTGGCACCGCGCACGACGCGGCCATCGACGACCACGTCGAAATACGCCGAAGGCACGATTTGGGCGATACCACCGCGGGACGGGCCTGCCCCGCGACCGCCGTTCGGGATCACGGTCCCCGAGACGCCGGGAGCCCAGATCTCTGGACCTTCCTCACCGATGATCGCCCACTCGTTCGCCCTGACGCCGCCACCGCCAGCAAGCGCCCCCGCATATTTCGACAGGTCGCCCAGGATGCTCCCGCCGAAGCGCGAGACGCGGGTGTCTGGCACGATCGGCGTTCCGCTGCTCGACCAGCCCGGCATCGACAGGCCTCCCGAGCGGCCACCGAACAGTCCGCTCAGCAGCCCGCCGATACCTCTCCCACCACCACTCTGATCGCTTTCGCCGAATAGCGACTCCGCCAGCGGCTTGATCACCCGCTGTTGAATTGCGATCTCCAGCAGCGAAGTGACGATCCGCTTGCCCATGTTGGCGAAGGCATCCCCGAGCGAGCGCGTATTCATGATCGCGTCGGCCAGATCGCGGTTCAGGCCCTTGAGCGCGTCGACCTTGACCGCCTCGATGTCCTCGCTGATGGCACCAGCCGACCGGTTGAGCTCGCGCAGGTAGGCATCAGCCGGACCTTCGTTCTGCCGAGCTACGGCATCTGAACGCTGCGCGTAGATGGCATCGAGCCGGCCTTTCCGGTCCTGAGCGTTCTGCCATTCCGCCGTCGCCGAGTTCTTCGTCGCAAGGATCAGGTCGAGATCGGCCTCTTCTTGCTGGCGCTGAAGCTCCAGCAGGCGCAGTTCGCCGTCGCGCCGGCCGGATGCGCTGTCGGCGAGGTCAATAGCTGCTCGGGCAACATCTTGCTGCGCATCGTTGCTCGCGCGGGCGATCTCCGCCGACTGTTCGGCGACGGCGTTGAACCGGGCCTGATCGGCGATCTGCTCGCGGGTGGCGAGCTCAGCATCCTTGGCCGCGAGCAGCTGCGCACGCTTGGCGGCGGTCAGCGTGTCATCGACGGCGAGCTGGCGCGCGTAGCTGGCACGCTCCTCGGCGATCGACGCCATGTCGGCCTTGTAGCGCGCGCCGATCGCGCCTGTTAGGTCCGCCTGCGCCTGAAGCTGCGCCACGCGGGACTGCCCGAGATCTTCCTGGAACTGCGCCTCGTTGCGCGCGGCGTCGCGCGCCGCGTTGGCTGCCGACTTGCCGGTCTTCTTCTTCGATGACGGATCATCGTCAAACGACACGTTGGTGCCGGACCCCGGAGCCTTGCCGGCAGCGGCGATCGCCTGATCGAGGCCCGCCAGCTCCTTCATGCGGGCGCGGTAGATGCCGTCAGCCGCGACCAGATCGCGCGCGGCACCCTGCCGGTTGCGGCCGGTGACCAGGCCGAGCACTGTCCCGACCGTCGTGCCGGCCGCGCCGGACGTCTCCAGACCGCGCTGCTTTTGGTAGTTGGCTCGGGCTGCGACGAGCATGGCCTTTGCCGTCGCCAGCGCCTCGGTGCGCTGCACTCGCAGCGCCTTGGCCGCCGCCAGCGCTTCGACGCGCGCCTTGCCGGTCGCGGACGCCAGCTGCATCGTGACGTCCCGGCCTGTCGCGAGATCGTTGTTGAGCGCGTCCTGCGCGGATGCATATTCGCCGGAGAGCTGGCTCATCCGCTGAAACGCCGGAACGAGGATCGCGAGCGAGGTGATGAGCAGGCCGACGGGCCCCGCGACGCCGACCAGCGTTGTGCCGAGACGAGCCAGCAGGGTCGTGGCACCGGCTTGAAGCGCAAGGGCGCCCAGCAGGCGCAGGAGGACGCCCACGGGGTTGATGAGGGCCGAGAAGCCGAGGGCCACCGGACCGAGGCGGAGCAGCAGCAGCGGCAGCACCAGCTTGGCGACGGTGGTCCCCGCGAGGATGAGCGGCCCCAGAGATGCCGCAGCCACCCCCACAGCCACGGCCAGCTTGTAGAACCACGGCGGTGCACTGCCGAGCGCGGTCAGCATGCCAGCGCCGGCTTCCTTGATCGCGGTATAGGCCTGGATGATCCCGGCCTCACCAATCTTGATGCCGAGATGCTCCCACGCGCTCGCCAGCCGCTGCGTGGCCGCGGCCTCACCGTCGAGCAGGATCGCCATCTTCTCGTCGGCGCTAGCCTTGTCGATCTGCGCCTGGACGTCGGCGATACCCTTGGCGCCGGCCTGCATCAGCGCGAGCGCGACGCGCATGCCGTCCGTGCCGAACATCTTGGTGAGCGCCGTCTGCCGGCTCTTCTCATTCAGTCCCGACAGGCTGGCGTTGAGGATCTCAGCCACGCTGCTCAGCGACTTGGCGTTGCCGCTGGCGTCGAAGAAGCTGATACCGAGCTTGTCCATCACATCGGCCGCGTCCTTAGATTGCGGCACCAGCGACAGGAGGAAGGTCTTGAACGACGTGCCGGCGTCGGAACCGCCGGTCATCAGCGGGATGACGGCCGCCAGCGCCGTGTTCATGTCGTCGAACTGGTAGCCGAGGCCGCCTGCGATGCCACCGACCTGACCGATCGCATCCTTGTAGCCGTCGAACGACAGCTTGGACGCGTCGAGCGCGCCGCTGACCTTGTTCACGACGCCTGGCAACTGACCGGTCGAAAGGTGGAACTGCTGGAGGATGTCGGTCGTGGCGTCGGACGCCGCGCCGAGATCGGCCTGCCCTACCGCGGCGAGCCGCAGCGCGCTCTGGAGCCCGCCGCCAAGGATCGCGGACGCATCCATGCCGTTCTTCGCCAGCGCCTCGATCGCGCCGGCCGTCTCGGTCGCGCTGCGGCCGAACGCCGGGCCGAGATCGAGCGCAGCGTTGCGGAGCTTCTCGATCTGCGCAGGATCGGCGCCGACCATGGCCGCTTTCACCTTATTCATTGCAGTCTGGAAGTCGGATGCGGTGTTCTTCGCCGCGTGCCCAAGCGCACCCATCGGGAGAGTGAGCCCGGCGGTCAGAGCGAGACCGGCGTTGCGCACCTCGCGGCCGATGTTTGCAACGCTGTCGACGATCTTCACCGCCGCGGCGTTCACCTGCTGGGCCGCGCGGTTCATCGCACCGCTCATCTGCTCGCCGGAGCGGTCGAAGTCCTGACCGGTCTTCTTCGCCTCGGCGCGGGCCGTCGCCATGCCGGCCTTGAACGCCTCGTCCTTCACGGACATGCCGACCACGAGGGAGGCGAGCATCTGTATCATGCGGTGATCCTCCTGTTCACGACGTGGCTGCGGGGCGCGACCTGCGACTCGGTCGTGGGGCGCTGACGGTTTCAATCTTGATCGGCGCGCCGGACTGCGCGCGGTTCTGGAAGGCGGCGAGCATCTCGGCCGGCGTCTGTCGCTCGCTTCGCTTCGTGCTCTTCACTTCCTTGCGGAGGTACTGCGCGAACGGCTTCAGCTTCTCCTCGCGGGCGAACCGCTCGGTCTGCCATGCGCCGTAGAGCGCCTCCTCGTAGCGGGCGCTACGGGCGGCGATCCGACCGCGGAGTACCGCGCCGAAGCTGGCCGGAGACTGATCCCAGAAGCTCGCAGGGTCGAGATCGAGCTCGACCCACTGCTTCAGGAGGGCTTCCCACGAGGTGCGCGCGGCCGGGTCGCGCGGGGCGGCTTTCCCGGCTTGGCGTCGTCGCCCACCTCCTCGCCCTGGGCAGCGCGGATCGCGCGACCGAGGATGTCGCCGAAGCGATCGCGGCCGAGGTCGTCGATGATCTCGCTGACCTGGTCGGGCGTCAGGTCTTGATGCTGACGCTTCATCCCGAAGTAGGCCAGCTCGCGGAGCATCGAGACGCGAATGCCGCGGAGCGCCGTAACGACCCGTTCGGCATGCTCGGAAGGCACGGCGGAACCGTCCGCCATCGACCTTGCCAGCGCCATAGCCGTCTCCGCGTCAACCTGCGGCATGGCGTCGGCCACGACGGCGAAGAAGCCCTTGTCGAACTTCTCCTCGATCGCGCACTGCGCGGCGTTGCCGAGGAAGAGCGACCAGCGCTCTCCCAAGGCATCAAAGGTCTGCGCGCCGAGCATCAGGCGCCAGCATCCACGGTGTCACGCTGGTCGGTGACGATCTCCTCGTCGGAGGCACCGGTGAAGCGAACGCTGATCGACTGCGTCATGCGATCGCCGATCGGGATGTTCCGACCGCGCGACTTCACGATCAGGTAGCCGCTGACCTTGTTCCACTTGTCCTGCGGAGCAGGCACGTAGGCCTCGTAGAGGTAAGGCTTGCCCGAGTTCTGAGCCTCCCGGATCAACAGATCGGTGGGGCTGCCCGGAATGTAGTTGAGCTCCAGCGTATCCTCGCCGGGTTCGATGAGGCCCGTGCCGTACTCCTTGCGCCGTCCAGGCGACTTGAAGTGCGTCTTTTCGACATCGTCCGCCATCTCCTCGGCGAAGGGGAGCTTCGTCACCTCGTCGAGTTCGATCAGCGTCGCCTCGGTCAGGCCGAGGAAGAACCCCGAACCGTAGCCGATCTGGGCTTCGCTGTTGCCGTTTGCGTCCATCGTGGTGCCTCCTCAGGTGGCGTTGTGCGTGAAGGTGAAGTCGATCGAGTGGCGGAAGAGCTCGGCCTGAAGCCGCGGCGTGGGCGCGCTGCGCTCCTGTTCGGGACCGCCGCGCACGTTGGTGATCATCGCTCGCTGAAATCGGACTCCGGCGACATCGGCCGCAGGACAGAGAGCGGCGATCACCGACTTGGCGATCGTGCCGGCGAGGGCGTCCGAGCCAGCCCACACGTCGACCTGGACCTCCGATGGTCGAGCCAGGATGAAGCCCTTGAAGTGCTGCGGCCGGGGATCGGCAACGACCCTGATGACGATCGCCGGCACACCGGACAGGCGCTTGGACGTACCGATCCGTCCCGCCGTGGCCTCGACCAGGTCGGGGACGCCGCGAAGGCGCTCCTCCAGTGCCGAGACGAGGCTCACTGCGCCATGCTCAGCAGATCGCGCTTCATTAGCGTGACCACCAGCTTCTCGGCATCGAGGCGCTTGGCCGCGATCGCCGGCCGCATGAACGGCGTGCCGGGATTGTCGAGCCAGCCGAACTCTTGAAACTTGGCGTAGTAGACGTCGCCGTCCTCGGTCGAACCGACCGGACCGACGTAGACGGACACGCCGGGCGCGTTGACCTTGCCGTAGATCCGCGCGTCGCGATCGTCGGTCACGGCGATGCTGTCGCGCAGCGTGCCGGTGTCGACGGGCACGATGCGCCGCGCCTCGGCCGCAATCAGCTCTCCGCCGGCGTGCAGCGCCGCGCGCAGCTTGGCCTCCGGGATGCCGCCTTGCAGCTTGGCAAGCATGCGATCGAGCTCGCGGAAGCCGGCGCTCTTCACCGACATGGTCATGGCTGTCGCTCCACGCCGCAGGTCCACGTCAGGCCCTCGACGTCGAGGATAGGATCAACGGTGATGGCGAACATGACGCCGTCCAGGAGGAAGCCATCGCCGACAGCCGGCGCAGCTGCCTCGGACTTGCGGACATCGATCGGGTGCTGGTCGGGGAGGATCATGGTGTCGCCGAAGCGCGACAGCCGATCCGGACCGCGGCGAATGATGCGGACCGGAACATCGGCCTCGGCGTCTTGAACGAAGACGGCCGCCTGCGATCCCGGTCCATTGAACATTGCGTCGAGCGCCATCTGCCAAGGGTCCATGATGACGCTCCGAAAGGGCGGGCGACATCGCCAGAACGACGCCGCCCGAGGTTGCACCGGTAAGGGGTAGGGGACCGGTGGGTTAGGCGACCACGCCGAGCTTCACGCGCGCGGTGGCGTCGCCGGAGGCAGCCGCCTGCGTCGCGACACCCACCAGAGTGGTGCCGGATGCGTTGGTCGTGAGGTTGAATGCGGTGTTGTCCCAGTAGAGCTTGGCGCCCTGCGTGACCGCACCCGCCGCCTTCGGCAGGTCAAACACGCCGCGCGTCACGCCGGCGACCGGCCCGTTCAGGGCTGCGTCGGCGGAAGCGATCGCAAAGATGGAGCCGACGAGGAAGCCGGCACCGCTAGCCACGGCACGCGGCGCGATCAGGGTGAGGTTGTCACCCTGCTGTACGAAGTTCTTCATGCTTGCATCTCCTCACCGGCTCCGGATCACCCCGGA